CGGTGGCTGTGGCCGATCACCGTCGGCGACGCGATCCTGCGGGCTGGTGGCGTGGGCGTCCGGCTGGTCGACGGCGAGACGGGAGTGGTGATTCGATTCAACGGAGAAGACTACAAATGCTGATCGCCCTCTGCGGCGCCGCCGGCAGCGGCAAAAACACCGTCGCCGACCGCCTGGTCAAGGAGCACGGCTTTTATCACATCGCCTTTGCCGACCCGCTCTATGAGATGGTCTCGATCGTCACCGGCCTCCCCCGCGAAGACCTCGAGGACCGCGAGGTCAAGGAAACTGTGATTGACTGGCTGGGGAAGTCGCCGCGGGAACTGCTTCAGTCCCTTGGAACAGAGTGGGGCCGAAACGCGGTCAACGACCAGATTTGGATCATGGCGGCGTTTCGACGTGTCGCTGACCTCGACGCTGCCGGCCGCGATGTCGTGATCACGGACGTGCGGTTCGACAACGAGGCTGTCGCTGCAAAGGCCGCTGGTGGCGTCGTGTGGAGGGTTGTGCGTCGCGGCGGCCCACGGCTGGCCGAGGGCGCCGCAGCCCACTCGAGCGAAGCAGGGGTGCCTGACGTGCTCGTGGACGCCGAGATCGCGAACTACGGCACGGTCGCGGAACTTAACGCTCGCGTCGATGCAGCCATTTCTATGGTACTTAACGCTACAATACACTCTAGTACCCTGTGACACGCCACGAGCGGCCAGAAAAGGCCCGCCACGCACAAGGAGGTGCGATAGCATGGAACCGAAGATTCGTCGGAAATTTAAGGCCGTCCCGATCACGCTGTCGACCTCGACGGCGATCGCCACGACCCTTCGCTGGGACGACGTTGCCGGCGGGGCTCTGGAAATGGGCACCGTCAACACGGCATCCACGACGCTCCAGCTCTGGGCCTCCGACACGGTCGCCGGCCCCTACGGACGACTCTATAAGGTGGACGGCTCTGCCGCCGACTTGACCCTGTCGCCCTCGACGACTGAGGCCCGCGTATACGCCCTGCCAGACGAGTGCTACGGGGTCGGTGCTCTCAAGATCGTCTCCGCTTCGACGAACTCGACGGCCGCAACTTGCGTCGTGATGTTGAAGTCATAGCCATGAGCGGCCAGGAAGTGAGCGAGACGCTTAAAACGATAATCGAGCGGTGGGGATTTCCCACTTTGGTCGCTTTGGCGGCCGGGTACGTCCTACGCCAGGACGTTTTGCTACCGCTCGTCGAGCAGCATTCCGCGTTTTTGTCCACGGTCGCCGACAGCCAGAAAGAGATTGCGTCAGCCGTGCAGGAGCAGACGAGACTGCTCTACGCTTTGCAGCCCCGCGGGGCGAAGCAGGGCGAGAACTAGTCGCTAACGCTATCTAACCTCCAAGAGCGCAATACGATGGCAATGAGCCCCCGCCTCCTACGCCCCATCGCCCGTCTCGTCGCGGCGGCTGCTGCGTTTCTGCTGCGGACGATTTCCGGTGACACCATTACTGACCTGACCGGCGACCCACTAAGGACAATCCAAGATGCCTAAGACGATCACGCAACTCGCTGCCGCAGCAAGCGCCAACGCCAGCGCCGTAGTGGCCGCCGACAATGCCGGTGGCACGCTCACGGAGAAGGTCACGCTTGGGCAGATCGCCGCCCTTGCTGGCGTGCCGACCGTCGTCGCCCTCACCTACGGCGCTACGCTGAACACGGACGCTGCCGCTGGTGGCATCTTCGACGTTACGCTGACGGGCAACGCCACGCTCGCCAACCCGTCAAATCCGGTGGACGGCAAGACTCTCCGCTGGCGGATCAAACAAGACGGCACGGGCAGCAGGGCGGTGACGCTGGGCGACAAGTTTGTCATCCCCGCCAGCGCGACCTCGCCGCTGCCATTCAGCACGGCCGCAAACAAGTTGGACGTACTCGCCGCAACGTATCACGCGGGCAGGGACAAGTGGGACATCATCGCATTCGTACCGGGGTACTAAAAACATGGCAACTCTCTATTTCAGCGGCTTTTTTGACAGCGACTGGAATACTCTGGGCAACTGGTGGACGAGCGATGCGTTCACTACGCCGGCGGCTGCCCTCCCCACGAGCAGCGATAGTGTCGTTTTAATTGCCCCCGTCACGAGCAACAGCGGCAGCGCACCGACCGTCGTGAACATGACCCAGAACAGCGGCTGGCTGAGCATTGCGGTCACCGTCACCGGCAACGCCACGTTCAACAATAGCGCGTCTTTTGAGTCCGGCACCACCCTGACCGGCAACGCCACGTTCAACGACTCTGCGATCAACTACGGCACCGTCAGCGGCACCGCGACGTTCAACGGCAGCGGTAGCAACGGCAACGGCGGCACCGTCAGCGGCAACGCCACGTTCAACGACTCTGCGATCAACTACGGCACCGTCAGCGGCACCGCGACGTTCAACAGCACCTCGTACAACAACGGGTCGCTGGCCACCGCTCCGATTTTCAATGACTACTCGTACAACGAGCGCACAGGCTCAGGGGTGCCAGACCCCACGTTCAACGATTACTCCTACAACAGCGGAGAGGCAGACCTCTACGGCACCGCGACGTTCAACGACTACTCTGAGTGTCGTAGCAGTTACGGGGCGGCGCAGTATACGACGTTCAATCACAACTCACGGAACGTGAGCGGCACTACGCAAGGCCGCAACATCACTTTCAACGATGCCTCGTCTGGCATTTACTCCGATGGAGGCGGCACCGTGACAATCAACGGCAGGCCTATTCGGGCGGATGGATTTGTAGTCGGAACCAACGACACCCTGTCGTTCACACGCGCTCAACTTGGAATCAACGGCTCGTCAATCCTTGGAGTTATCTAGCATGAATCTGCCCGCCCCTGTCACGATCCAGCCCCCGTCGTTCACTCGCAGTACCGGCGAGGTTCGCACGTTCCAGCCGATCACGCTCACGGAACTGGACATCACGATCACGGACAACGCCAAGCGGAAGTCTTGCGTGGCACAGATTCGCCCCTGCCCGCAGACCATCATTCTGTGGGAGGGTGATGCGTACGACATTGCTGGCGATTACACGCAGGCTCAGGTTGAGGCCCGCGTGCTGGCGGTGCTGGGTAGCGATGTGAAGGCGGGGCTGGAAGCGTTGTTCGTCCGGACGGCGTGACGCTATCCCAACTACATAGCGCGATCCGATCCGAAATGCCGTTGACCGATTTGGATATGCGCGTAGGCTTCGATGATGAAGGTTCTTGATCTCTTCTGTGGCGCTGGGATGGCTGGCGACGGCTACGCCCAGGCGGGCTTTGATCCGACCGGCGTGGACATCGTGCTGCGGGCGAGCTACCCGTACCGATTCGTATGGGCGCACGCTCTTGCGATACTTGGTGATCGGGCCTTCGTCTCGCAGTTCGACCTGATCCACGCCTCGCCGCCGTGTCAGGCCCATACGCGGGCCAAGCATCTGCGGACGGCCCAGGGTGGCACCAGCAGGCACGGCGACCTCCTGACGCCAACGCTGGCCCTCCTGCGGACCTATGACATCCCGTGGGTCGTAGAGAACGTCGTGGGTGCTCCCGGCATGGACGGGGCTGCGATTGAGTGCGGCTCGGCCTACGGGCTTAAGGTACGGCGGCACCGGCTTTTTCTTGCCTCGTTCCCGCTGGTCGGCTCAGGCTGCAAGCACCAAGAGCAGGGCAAGCCGGTCGGCGTCTATCACGTTATGGGCGACACCTGCAAAGGCGTCTGCAAGAAGACCGGCAAGCTCGTCATCGGCGGATCGACGGCCAAGACGGTAGAGGAAGGCCGCGAGGCGATGGGCGTGGATCGGGACATGGCTTGGGAAGAACTGAAGGAAGGATTCCCGCCCGCCTACACCAAGCACGTTGGCGAGCAGGCCATGCGGTACATCTTGGAGACGCGAGCGGCTGCATGAACTGCGCTACTCACCTTAGATCGTGCCGTGACGCTATTGCACCAGTATCCGGCCTAGTATCGGTGGGCAGTATCCGGCGTCGGAAACCTCGTCACATAAGAAAAAGTGCATAGGTTTTCTTCCCGAATCCATATGCGAAAAGCATCACAAATGATGCGTTTGCTGATATGATTTGGGCGGCTTTGATAGCCTGCGACCTATCAAAAACTGGAAACTGGAAATCGCTGCACTACGGCGGCACCGTACACACGGCGAGTGTAGTGTGGCCGATAAACCGTAGTAACTTCGCTATACATGCCCATCGCCACGCTCACCTACACGCTGCCCGACGAGCAGGCCGAATACGACGCCGCTCGGCTGGGCATGGAGGCGAGGCAGGTCTTGTGGCAGATCGACCAGACCTGCCGCAGCCTGTGCAAGCACGGCGAGCCGACAGCGGAGGAGCGTAGGCTCGCGGAAGAAATACGAGCGATGATTCCGGGCGAGATG